CCCGGATCTACTTTAGTTGAATAAAGTTTTCTAAACCTAATAGGAATATATTGGTTAATTTGATTTTTAAACTTACGCTGGATTTGCTCGGGCGTAAGTTGTTGATTGACTATTTTGTCATGAGTTTGATATAAAATATCAAAAAGAGTTTTTCTATCCAATTGGAACCAGTCAAAAGCGGCGTCTTTTTTCATGATCTTACCCTATATATCAGTAATTATCCTAAAAAAACTTTCCATTATATTTGTATATAATATGGCGGGCCCTGCAGGAATCGAACCCACATCGCCAAGTTCGAAGCATGGCATTCTATCCGTTGAACTAAGGACCCTTAAAAATGGTGTGGCTGGTAGGACTTGAACCTACAAGGTGAAGCTAGGCTTCAAACCTATCCCTGAAACCTTTGGCGGGTTTTTCGGAGCTATGCCAATTTCGCTTACAGCCACAGTTAACTTTAACATGTTATTGTATTTAAGTCAAGTAATTGTGAGTAAATTAACTACCGTTATAAATAGCGTTATGAGAGAGTAATAACATGGTCATGTGCAATCTTCAACCTGAGTTTGATTCAAACTGGATTGATTTAATCAAATTAGATCCGGTACATCCAACGGACGAAAAAAAGAATTTAATGAGAAGATTGGGAAATGATAGACTCATTTATACTCTTATCATGGACGGCAAACCTTGTGCCATGCTTCAGGTGGCGCTCAAAAATAAATGCCCCACTACTGCAAATGAACTTTGGAATAAACGGGAAGATGTAGATTTTAACTATGCTGTGTTTTATTCCGTATTCCGGTTACCCGGTGCAGACAATGCCAAGGGGTCTGTAAAAGAATTAATATTTGAGGCCGCCGCAGACCTACAAAAAAGATATGTAGGAATTTCAAAGTTTATTACATTAAGCCCAATACCTAGTCTTCGTAAAAACTTTAAAAAGAATCCCGGTATTGAAGAAGTACAAGAATACATATTCAATAAAAAAGACCCAGTAGCACGATTCCATATGATGAATGGAGCCTTACCCTGGGCTGTTAGACCAAAAGCTGATTCTAGCAAATTACGTAAAGATGAAAGTTGGGGTTGGATGGTCAGTTATGATTATACACCACTACTAGACCATCCAACCATTAAACTACATCCTATAGTAGAAATAGCCTAATTACATTGTAGGACCGTTTCCGTTCCTAAAGTCAATACTACCGCCTTCTTCCTTAATACGCCCTTTAACATCTTCAAACAAGATAGGCGCAAAGTCCGGAGTTTGTTCTACGCAAACGCAATGATACCGTACATCGTTCTCATCGCTGTATAAAACCTCTCCAGTTCTAGCATCAACACCACGAGCCTTCTTCACACGATTTGCATGAGTATGTCCGTGAATGTTAGTGCCAAATCGCCCCATTGAATCTGAGTGTAACGGAATATGGCTTAAGATCATTCCGTCCATAACATGATATGCACGTAATTCTCTAAAGTATATCCTGTACTCGTCATCGCGGAAGATGTCGTGGTTGCCGCGAATCAAAACCTTGTCGCCGTTTAAACGGGCTAAGGTACTTAAAGCCTTACGGTTAATAACTACGTCACCTAAATGGTAGACCTTGTCAGTGGGTTTTACCCTTTCGTTCCACGCCTTGACCATTGCTTCGTCCATTTCCTCAGCAGAGTCCCATGGACGTAATTTTGTAACACCATCGTTACGAGTGAAGCGGCAGACGCCGGTATGTCCGAAATGCGTGTCGCTAACTAAAAATACACTAGGCATCTTGCCCTCCTTTCTTTAATATGTCTCTTTTACAATTTTAAATTCTGTTGTCGGATACTTTGCTTTAAACTCTTCAGTCTTGACGTAATCGTTATAGTGCTTTGCATCAAAAAACATACGATGGAAAACTGTTTTGTGATCCAAGGTAGTTACTGTGAGATAAACTGATTTTGCTTTGCCAGCCATTATATGCCTTTCACTGTTTAATGTAATATTATAACATCAGACACAGAGTCTGTCAAGGTATTAATTTTCTACGTTCTCGTCTCTCAGCCGCTAATGTAAAAACTTTCTCATTGTCATTGGTCCAGTCTATTGCTTTCTTAGGAATGATCAAACCTGACTCGAGTGTCACCCCATTAATAGAGTGCGGCTCATTTTCATCATAGGTCCATCCTAGGTGTTTCATCATGCGATGCTTGACTAACAGGTTGGGACTACGAAAAACTTCAGTATCATCAAACCCCATCATGACACCAAGCTCGCAAACTGCACCGCTACGACATACACCTGCTACACAATGCACAATGACGTTCATCCTATTCTCTAATGCATGTTGCAATAATCGAACAAGCTCGGCGGCCTGCTCGTGACTGCAACGCATAGATTCTTCAAGTGCAAAATCCTTTTCTTCAATGTCTAAAAATTCAAACTGATGAACTTCTTTGAACGTATATTTTGGTACAGGAAAATCACCAGGCGGATCCACAATCTGAATCAGCATGGCATTAACTCCGGGGTCAAAATGAAACCCTTTTTTGATGTCGCTTAGTGCAACGTTTTGAATCCATGGCATAATTGCCTCCTTAACATTCAATGTCAATGTGTCGACCTTTGTCTAAATCTAAACGAATATTTCTTGCTACTCGTTCTGCTATGATTTGATCAAGCCTACGCTCTTCAATCTTTTTGCTGTAATCATCGGTTCTTTGTTTCCCCAAACGAGCCTGATCCAACCGATATTGTTCTAGATTATACTTAGTAACACTTTGTTCTGCTCTTGATATTGCCATTACACTCGTTCCTTTTTAACACGACCAATACGTGATGCCTTATTCCAATCGTAGGCAACACCGTCTGGGCATAGTCCGTTCTTCACAGCGTCCACACCAAACATCCCAACGATTTCAAAATCTGTTCCAACGATTCTTACAAATTCGTTCATGCACTTAGCAACGTTCATTGCTTCGGCAAGTGTAAGAACTTTGAGTGTTTCTTCTTTTCCTATTATTTTATACATACCACTATTATAACGCTGGTTTTACCATAAGTCAACCTAAAAGAAAACCAAACTGTATGGTCTACGCCACAGTGAGTTTGGCCATATATGGTCCCACCACCAGGAATCGAACCTGGATTTGAGTCTTAGGAGGACCCCGTTCTATCCATTGAACTACAGCGGGCTATGATATCTGTAGAAGAATATTCTTCAATCCTGTCAAAATATACTACTTTGTTACAATATTCGTGTGCTGTAGATTTTTTATCCTGTTTCCAGTCGCTGCCTTTGACATATACGTCTGGCTGGTAACGTTTCATCAAACCAATCAAATCTTCAGTGCTATCAAATAATTCAACAATGTCTACTGCTTTAAGAGCAGATAGCATGATCCTGCGATCGTTTTGATTATTGATAGGTCGACTATTGCCCTTAAGTTCTCGAACACGACGATCTGTGTCAATGGCAACAATAAGATAGTCACCATAACTATGTGCGGTGTTTAACAACGCAATATGCCCCGGGTGAAGTACATCAAATGTACCATTCACCATCACCGTGGTCATTTTTGACTATCGCCTTTACCCACACGATAGTTGTCTTCAACCGAATCCGGAGTACTAACTTCAATTATTGTACCTTCTTCTTGGCAAATTAATTGATGAGGCTTGCATGGTTCATTATGCCATGTATCTCCCGGTTTGAGATATGTTGTGTATTCTTCAGCGGTAGTAGTATCGATCCACTTGACAAAAAATAAGCCATCTAATACATACCACGTTTCTTCTTTATCTTTGTGAAAGTGCAGACTAAACTTTGCACCAGTATTAAATCGCATCAATTTTCCGCAGTACTTGTCATTGGTGGCCCAAATTAATTCAGAACCCCAACCCTTTTTAACAAAACCTTCTAATCTCATTCTGGTAACTCTCTAAAACGTTGGAGGAAGCTTTCTACATAGCAACTGTATTCTCTTGGCTCAGTATTGCTTTTTTCTCTGTAATGGACCCATGTGTGTCCATCGGGAAGATCGATAGTTCGAATTACAAAAAAGATCTTACTATCGTTTCCAGACCATCTGCTTCCGTCTTTGGGTAATGTTACTTGAACCATCCTATTTTTTCTCCAGCTTGTTTACGGCGCTCATATTCTTCCGGACTGCTAGGATACCGTAACGCCCATACAGCACATAATAACATACCTAGGCCAACTCCTGCAACCAGTTTCCAGTTCCCTGTAGTAAACCAAAGAATAATTAAACTGATGTCCATAGTGATTACCATGGCCCATTTGCCATACGTAGGGAACACACGTTTTTCAGACCAATTACGAAGAAATGGTCCAAACAATTTGTGATTCATAATCCAGTTATGCCAGCGGTCACTGCTTTTAGCAAAACAAAACGCGGCACCCACAGTAGGTGTACTCCAGGGTATACCAGGTGTTACTACTCCAATGTAGGCAATACCTAGGCAAATCATGCCCAGTGTAAACCAAAAAGCCTTTTTAATTTTTTCCATATAACCTTTAAAGTTGGAGCGGGATACGAGAATCGAACTCGTCACTAAACCTTGGCAAGGTTTCGAGATACCACTTCACCAATCCCGCATTACACTTTATTTACTTCTATACCACTCTTGGTTAAAAATTCTACACCGTCTGTATTTCTGTATGCTTCCCCGTACCATACACGTTTTATTCCGCTTTGATAAATTAATTTGGCACAATCCAAACAAGGACTATGAGTAATAAACATATCACTGCCAAGGCCAGATTCGTTTGACTTAGCCAATTTAGCAATCGCATTAGTTTCTGCATGTAATACCTCTGGTCTAGTTTTAAGTTCTTTTATTTCTCGCTGGGGCACTCCATCGACTAAACCAACAACAACTTCATCTTCACAATTGTTATCCCAACCAGCCGGCATACCGTTATAGCCAATACTAATAATTCTATCATCCTTGACCACAATAGCCCCAACATGTAATCTACGAGCATGACTAAGTTCTGCAAACGTTTTTGCAGTCTGCATATAAGCATTGACTAATTTCTGCTTCATTTTAGTCCTAATTCTTTTCGAATCTTAGTAGCACTAATATCAGTTATTGTTTCGTCAAATGACTCTTCGCCGGCAGTATACCCTACACCACGGCCCCAACCAATGTGTACAATGTTAGGAACAACTTGTATTTCATACTGTCCTTGGTATAAGGGATCTAGGTCACGTTTGATAAAACTTTTAACTCTAGCTACTTCAAAAGGATTACTGCCTTGCCATCCTTGCACATCACGTACTTGAATAATAACTTGACCAGTCTTAGCAAGCAATCGTTCAAACAAGGCACGATGTCCATCATGCCACGGTTGCCAACGACCTAGCATCTGTACTGTTTCTTTCTTCCAATCGAATACGGGTCGCTTACGATTATCTATAATATGTGCGGCAATAAACTCACCCCACTTTTCTGCTTTTTGTTCTGTAATACGGAAGTCATAAACTTCAGGTTCTACAAACATGGCATTTGTATCTGCATAGCGACCTTCACGGATAGTGTCAACCCATACAGTCCAATCTGCTTTAAAATTATTACGCATCTCAACTAAGGGTGCAACAAAGTCACAGATAACATAGTCAATGTCTGTTATAGCATCTGCTAGATCACGCATACGTTTACTTTGACGAATACGTCCAGCTTCACTAAAATCCCAGTCATCGTACTTTTTGCGTACATCGTCAGCGTTAAGCCAACCTACACGTTTCTTTTCTGCTTGTAGATGTTCTACAATATGTTGTGCTAGATAAGTTTTGCCTGCGCCCGGCAGGCCCATAATTAAAATTCGTTTAGTCATTTGTTGGATTTCCGTTTTCGTCTATTTCTAACCAAGTATGGTCGCCCATGTATTTTACATGCGCCATATACTTATAATCGACAGGAGGACTAGATGACCAATCTAGAGGTCCGTTCTGTGTAAGCAAAGTATGTTGCTTTCTTTCATCCCAAACTATCCAATATGCGTTACCCATTACCGGTTGAAAAGCATATACCGCTCCGTGTACAGCATCGGTAATTTCTAATCTACGTTTGATTTGGAGTGCCTGTTTTTCTAGAACAGCAACTAATTCCATAATGCGATCGTATTCTTGCTGGGCATACATCCTAGCATGATTAATCATTAGGTCTTTTTGTTTTTCAACAGGGACCATTTCAAACTTTGGTCCGCCCGCTTCGGTGGCATAGGGAGTAACATTCCTATTGAAAAAAGGAATTATAGATCCCGTGCTGGTCGAATCATAGCTGTTTCGACCCTTGGCCAAGTTAGGTTTTTGTATTTCCATAATTCACTTTATAGGTGCTCTCTGCGGCGCTTGAATCCACGGTAGCCCTGCTCTTCATGGCCGGTCCTTGTACATGGTCGACATTGACAAGTATTTCGGTGTTCCATTGTAGCTACTACAGAAAGCATTTATAAAATAACTTTATTAAAATATACTTCCAACAAGTGTCTTATGCTTGTTGTACCGTGTGCTATGCACATTTCCTTTGCGAGGCTCCCCCGGGTTTGGGCAACGTAGACGAAAGTATATTTTAATAAAGTGTCTAGCTACTCACACCACATGAGCCCTAGACTGAGCGGTTACTCTGTCCATAACATTTCTTCTTTTGGAAAGGTGTTATGCCTCACCCAATGCGTTCCCGGTGACTCTATCATGAGCTCGGATGGTCAATGCACTGAACACCTAGCACTCTCTATGGTAACTGCCCTACCCCCGTTTATTACGTGTACGGGATCACGGGTTATTTCTTTCCCCGCCAAACAACTCTGTAAACCCTCTTTTCTTAAGAATAGAAGTGTATACTTTATCTGCATCATTGTTATATGGAAAACAAAAGGCATGTGGATAGTATCCAAGATTTAACTTAAACCAATACATCATTGCCTCTGTATCACTAATTATAACATCAATTTTCTTTTGTAATCCCTGTATGATGCCCAGATCAATATGATTATGACCGTGGCCACCAACAGTTACATTAGGATCGAGTGTTAGTTCTTTTAACTGCTCAACGGTCATATAGTCTTCAAAGTTCCCTGCCCTTGCTTTAGCATGTGCTTCTTCACAAGTGGGAAAATTCAAATTCTGCCTGCTATCTCTGCAATATATATTTGAACTAACAAAAAAATACTTGTCTGTATTAATGTTTTTAATCTGCGGCCAATAATAATATTGGCTATACAATCCGTCGTCAAAGGTTAATATATAATCTTCTAAGGGAAGATCAAATAAAGCCTCTCCGACTTCATGTATCATTAATACAGGTTTCATTTAACCAGTACGGTGAATGATGTGATATCCAAATTGTGTTTGTACAGGTCCGCTAATATGCCCGATTGGCAGGCTAAAGGTTGCATCTTCAAAAGGCTTAACCATCATACCTGTACTAAACTGTCCTAGATCGCCACCGTTCTGTCCGCTTGGGCACTTACTAAAACTACGGGCCACTGCCGCAAAATCTTCCCCAGCAGAGATTTTCTCTTTTAAATCTACTGCCTCTGCCAATGTGGGCACTAAAATATGACTTGCTCTAACTTGACTCATTTTATTTCCTTTATTAATATGGTCGGTGTGACACGATTCGAACATGCGACCACTGCGTCCCAAACGCAGAGCTCTACCAAGCTGAGCTACACACCGTTATTCTTCTTTCTAATTTTCATTCCAACATAAGTTCCGCAAAACGCACCTGCCATTGCCGGAATCATCAACCAATGGTTAGTTGTATAATTTATAACTGCTATGCTTCCTAATATATAACATGCTACTGACCAAAAACTTGCTCCCAGCACATTGTCATTTGCTACACATCGCAGATAGTAAGTATACACAACGTCAAGTAAAAAAATTGCAAAAAATGTTGTAATGTAATCTATCATACTACTGGTACCTGGTCACGGTTTCGAACCGCGGACCTTCGCCGTGTAAAGGCGTTGCTCTACCCCTGAGCTAACCAGGCAATATCTTATTCGTCAGTTTTTTCTGCAATATATTCTGCTAGTCTAGCTTGATATTGTTCTTCTGTCAAGCCGTGCCAACCGCAACAATTACCAGTTGGACTGCGGCCGCAACCGCATGTACCTTTTTTCATTTCTTCTACACTTGGTGACATATTTCTCTTTCCAAAAATTGCATCATAGTTATTGCCAAACTTTTCTTGGCTAACACTATATGGACGAGGTCTACTTCCTTTAGACATCAATCACTTCCTACATCCGACTCAGTACGAGTCTTTTTCTCCCTGACGGGTTTAATCAACGATGCAAGTTCTGCTTGAACTGTACTACGTAAAAACTCTCCACGCTTATGTGGATCAAGGATTTGTGCCGCAAATCGCTTTGCTTGTGAACTCATTTTGTAACTAGGACCTGGTTTAATATACATTATTACCTCTTAAAAAAATTGGCGGTGTGACTGAGACTCGAACTCAGAAGCCGGATTACGCCGACCGACAGATTAGCAATCTGCTCTAATACCATTATAGGACCACACCAATAATTGATAGCACTCGCCGTCTATGACAACGTGTCTATTTAGGAGTCCTGCGCTAACAGTTCCAAAGCATCTAACAGCAGTTATATTAGACTTCGCACCATGCCAGTGGATGTCGTGTAGTATATGCGTCCATATACGATACCTGCCGAGAGCTATCAATTATTGGTGCCCCAGGTCGGACTCGAACCGACACGCCTTTCGACACTGGCTTCTAAGACCAGCGTGGCTACCATTACACCACCGGGGCAAAATTCAACAGGTTAATACTAGTTTAATGACCTAGCAGTCGCCATTTTTAAATCGCTGTAATTAACCTAAACTGGTTGCGGGTCCCGGAATCGAACCAGGATCTCGAGCTTATGAGACTCGTGAGTTACCGTTTCTCTAACCCGCGATAATTTTTACTTGCGTCTTTTTTGAGTTTTAACAAATAATCTTTTCCGATTTTTCCTTCTTCAATTTCTCGTAGGGCTGTAACAATTGGCCCACCTTTCTTACTTACCAAAGGCATGTGTCCCCGTGTTAATTCCCGGGCACGAATAGATGCAACTAATACTAGATCGTATCTATTACCAATTTGTTCAACTGCTAACTGACTTGTAATACGTGCCATTGTTTAATTCCTTTATGTATTGATTATACAGTAAATCTAATTTATTGTCAATACCTTTTGGTGCTCTAACGTAGAATCGAACTACGATTCCTGTCATACCAAGACAGTGTTCTTCCATTAAACTATAAGAGCAATGATTGGTACCCCTAGGTACGAAAGCGGTAAATATTTGTATGAAGACATACGAAAGCGTTACCCCCGGAGGATTACACTTTCATCTATCATTACATGAGGGTGTCTGCATCGTTATGGTTCGAGATATCTACGATATAGAACTAACTGTGCGATATTTTACCAACGTCAACAAAGCACTTCGCTTTATCAATAATTTGTGATTAGATTATTCCAACAGAGGATAATGTTGTAATTTTTCTAAGAGGCTTGCTTTGTACTTTTGGTTTGATATCTTCAACAAATGCGTCAAATTGATCAAACGGTATTTTATGTTCTTGACGTCCTTCACCGAAAAATTCCTGAACAATCATTCCTTCGGGACTTTCTAGAAAAAATATTTGTCCAAATTCATATTCATACGGAATCTTAAAATCCTTTCCGGCTAACTTTAGCACAATATTTTCTTTTATGTCTTTAATCATTTCTGTTAATGATTGTCTGGTATTGTCCCACATGCAATTTTTATAAGCAAAATTACTGTCAATTTCTTCAACAAAGTCAATAAAATCTTGATTTAACACACGTAATAGTTTAAATTCATCTTCATACATGTGATCTGCAATCAAAATATTAACATTCTTAAGAGAAGTTCTTTGTTTAATTTCTCTCATAGTTTGTCTAATCACTTGCAAGTATTCACCTTGAAACTCTTCATCAACTACTAGGTTGATTTTTAAGTTGGGAATATTCTTAGCAAAAAGTTCAATATTTTTAAAGTATTTGTCCGGTAACTTGTTATCTCTTAGCACTTCCATAAAGTGTAAACTGATTGTCATGTAAAACTTGTCTTTGTGCTCAAGACTATCAATAAATCTCTTATAGTGCCATGTGCTTAGAGTACCGTTAGTATAGGTATATGTTTTTGCCTTCTCAGTCGCTTGATTTACTAGATGTTGAAATCCTTTAAGCAACAAGGGCTCACCACCATTTAAAACAAAACAAGTTTCATCATGGTATAATTCTAAGAGTTTACCAACTTTAGATGTATAATAATTGAAAGGACGTACATCTTGATCAAAATAATTATAACAATACTTGCAACCTATATTGCACTTTGTAAACAGTTGATATACTAAGCAGAGTTTCTTTTTCATGTTAAGCCTTATTGGTAACATTCTATTTATTTCTATTATCTTGGCCAGGACAAGTAATGGTACCCCTGGGCAGATTCGAACCGCCAACCAACAGATTTTAAGTCTATCCGCACTACCAATTAGCGTACAGGGGCATTGAATGGGCTTCTCACCCAATTGGCCCTAGACGGACTGTCGATAGTTCTCTTTCACACTATCCTGGTTTGGTACCTTCGGGCGGATTCGAACCCCCAACCACCTGCTTCTAAGGCAAGCCGCACTACCAATTAGCGTACGAAGGCATTATAAGGCGGGAGCCCGACTATCTTGTTGTTAGCAAGCCTCATCGGATTGTCTCGAACACAAGAGTTTATACTACCTTATAGTCGTCTGCGGTGTCACATGGCCAACCAAAGCCATGCTAGACTATCTGGGACTCATTGTGTCGTCTATCCCTAAACTGGTACCCCGTGTCTGATTCGAACAGACAGCCAACTCCTTTTGAGAGAATCCGCACTACCAATTAGCGTAACGGGGCATAAAAACTTGGTCCGGCCTAGAAGAATCGAACTCCTATTCACAGGGTAGAAGCCTATTGTATTTTCCATTATACGAAAGCCGGAAATAAAACTGGTACCAGCGGAGGGGATCGAACCCTCTCAAGAACGCTAATCTGGCGCTAAAAGGCTTATAAGACCTCTCTGACTTCCAAGTCTCGCTGGCAATAATTTGGCGGGGGGATGGTAGAATCGAACTCCAACCTCGTTAAAAGTCCATCTGTTTTCAAGACAGCGCAGGGCCCAGCCCCGATAACCCCCCATGGAGCGGGTAGCCGGTATCGAACCGGTCTACTTCAGTTTGGAAGACTGATGTGTATCCATAAACACCTTACCCGCATAATTGGTACTTCGTTGGAGAATTGAACTCCCATCTACGCCATGTCACGGCATTGTTCTGCCATTAAACTACCGAAGCATTATTTCTTTTCTTGTACTTTTCTAAGACTATCTTTCTTTACTAGACAATCTCGTTGTGTGCCATCTTTAAAAACTCGTAGATATTCTATGCCGTCTATTACACGGATGTCTTTGGTGTCTTTACAATAGAATTTTTCTTTGTTAAAGACATTTTCAAAAAATAATGTTTTCATGATCTACTCCTATATATGGCGTCCCTAACGAGATTCGAACTCGTGTACCCAACGTGAAAGGCTGGTGTCCTAGGCCTCTAGACGATAGGGACATATTGAATTTGTAAGCCTACGCCGCATTTATCGTAGATTTATTCAGGACTTACCGGCCGCCTAGCCTGACCTCGAGCACGATGGATATCACTTGGGATCCATCCAGCGTAGTCCCCGTTACGGACCTCCGCAGTTCCCCGCGGGTGGGAGTTGAACCCATTTGCCTTTTACTGCTTTGGTCCTTCGAAGAAACCTAGACAGCGTGACTTCACTTGCTGACACTTACAAAACTTGGTGCCCCCTGATGGAATCGAACCACCATTCCCAGGTTCGTAGCCTAGTGTATTATCCATTATACGAAAGGGGCAAAATTGGTAGTAACGGTGAGACTCGAACTCACGATAAACACCGTATGAAGGTGGTGCATTAGCCACTATGCTACGTTACCATATAGAAACACACTCTAGGGTAGTCGTACAACGTACCCCCAGCCCCGGGAGCCGCGAGCGTGTTTTTATATAGTCACCATATAGAAACACACTGGCTGTTGCTTGTCATTGTCTTTAACTACCTCTCGGTGGCGGTAGACCAGTGTGTTTTTATATGGTAGGGGTACTCGGTAACGATCCGAGTTAGCCGGATTAAAAGTCCGGTACTTCACCTTAAAGTTTTACCCCCATATGGTCCACAGCGTCAGATTTGAACTGACACCTCATCGGTTAAGAGCCGAGTACGCTACCGTTAACGCCAGCTGTGGATGGATCGTAAAGAATTGTCTTTCACGTGCCATCCAGGACCATACGGGGGTCTAGGATGACACTATCGTTTACCTGAACGTTTCATGTCATTCTCCTTGTTTAATGTTACGTTTCTGTGCTTGGCGTTCTGATTTCCAGAACACTCGTTTCCAATCTTTCAAATGCTTCCACCATTGTGGAGGCGCTGTTAGGTTACCTTTTTTGACATTTGCCATTTGATTTCCTTTTAAAATAACAGGATAGTTTTTAACATAGTGCTACCGTTACACCAAACCTTGCGGCTACGGAGTCGAACCGTTCCTTTTCTTTTCAAGAGAAGTAGTTAAGTTATTTGCTGAACCTATCCTAAAACTGGTACCAAGAGTTGGACTCGAACCAACCACACCCAATGCTTCAAACTGGTGCTCTACCTGATGAGCTATCTTGGCATAAAACTTATTGGGGTGTTAGATGGGGAACGATCCCATACTATCGCTTTCACAGAGCAATGTGCAGACCACTACACTACTAACACCATAGAACTTGGTCTCTCCTGTGGGACTCGAACCCACGAAATCCTGGCCCCAAACCAGGTGGCATAGCCGCTAACCGAAAGAGAGATAAAACTGGCAGGGGCATTAGGGATCGAACCTAAACTAACAGAGTCAAAGTCTGTTGTGCTACCATTACACAATGCCCCAACAAAATAACAGGTTGCTTATTTTTCAATTAAAAGTTGAATTTTTGAATTTGCTGAACGCAACCTAAAAATGGCGTACCCTGAGAGATTTGAACTCCCACTAGCAGTTTTGGAGACTGTCGTGCTGCCGTTAACACTAAGGATACATAAATTGGTGCCCCATGACAGAATCGAACTGCCAATTACTGATTACAAAACAGTTGTTATACCATTTAACTAAAAGGGCAAAAATTGGTACTCACGACGGGTATCGATCCCGCTTCTCCACCTTGAAAGGGTAGCGTCCTAGCCACTAGACGACGTGAGTAAAATACAACAGGATCAACTTTTTAGTTTCTGGATAAAAGAAAGTTGCTTAAGTTTGCTGAACTGATCCTAAAACTGGCGCCCCGGACGGGAATCGAACCCGTGACCTCAACCGTGACAGGGTTGCGTGATAAACCGCTACACTACCGGAGCATTAACTTGGAGTAGGTGGTCAGATTTGAACTGACGGTTTTACGATTTTGCAGACCGTTGCGTTGGGCCACTCCGCCACACCTACATAAAAATTGGTCCTCTCGACAAGAATCGAACTTGTAATGGCCGGTTATCAGCCGACTGTTATACCATTTAACTACAAGAGGAAATACAACAGGATCAACTTTGGTTTTTTTGAATAATAAAAAAGTTTTTAAGTTTGCTGAACTGATCCTAAAATTGGTAGCGGGTGTTGGATTCGAACCAACGATGCTCCTGGCTTATGAGACCGGAGTAGTGACCAGACCTTACCCGCAACAAACTGGTGGATAGATACAGAATCGAACTGTTACCGTTTTCACAATAGACCGGTTTAGCAAACCAGCTTGCGCCCAGCGCACAACTATCCATTAACTTGGTGGACCGGTGGAGGATCGAACTCCAATCTGAGCATTGCAAGTGCCCCGTGTACCCCAGTATCACTACCAGCCCAATTAAAAAACATACTAGCCCGGAGAACTACATTCCACTAGCCTCCAAGGACTAGCCAGACGTCTAATATGTTTATTAATTGGCTCCCCAGGGTAGGATCGAACTACCGACACCTTGATTAACAGTCAAGTGCAACTACCGCTGTGCTACTGGGGAATAAAATTGGCGCCGTCGACGGGAATCGAACCCGCCTTAATTGGATAGACAATCCAGTGCCCTCCCAGAGGACTACAACGGCATAACTTGGTGGAGCCTGAAGGAATCGAACCATCCGCCAGCCACCCCCCAATTAAAGGCAACGGATTTACAGTCCGCTGAGGGGAACAGGCTCCCAAAATTGTTACACACTCTCCGCTATGCGTTTTGACACCGTCAAAAGGTGAAATAGAATGTGTGTATTAAAGCACTCTACATGGATGAACCCACTTGTCACCTCTTGTGGAGGATAGAGAATGCTTTAATACGTAACCATTTTTTTATCCACATAAGGATAAGCCATCCGGTACGCCGC